TCCTTGAAACCAAGTCCATGAATAGTTCCTTTAGGATCTTCATCAGTATATAAGTCAGAGTGTTTTTTAGATTTTGCTGGTTGTCCTTTCTTACGAGGTATGCGAGGATTTGATGCTTCGTAAACTATCGATTCACCCATTCCACCACCGCCATTGCCACCACCATTACCACCAGAACCACCGTTACCATTTCCAGCGCCATTCCCGCCGTTCCCATTTCCGTTAGAACTTCCGTTACCATTACCGTTTCCACTATCAGATCTATTATCACCTCTTGCGAGGTATCCACGAGCACCTATGTAGTACCCACGAGGAATCTTCTTACATTTCTTATCTGTAAAACAGTAATATTTGCCTGGCGGACACTTCTTAACCATGAATGAGTCGTATCTTCAAGTATATTTATACTTTTATTGTAGTCTTAGATAATTTAAAGACTGTGGAGTCAGCAGACGTGGGTGTTGCACGAAGTCGTAGATTACCTCCACTAATATCAGCATCAAATGTTGCAAGTGATTCGCCTGTACGAATTGTTCCATATTCACTTAAAAATGCATTAGTCCCATCATGAATTACATTAATGGTTGTCATATGATATTGAGTTCCTCTTGTCACTTGAACTTGAAAAGTTGCAGAACGATTGACTGTTGCAGAGACACTAGAGATTGTATCTGCACTTGTAGATGTAGCTGTTAGAGTGTCACTTGAAAGTGTGACAATGCCTGGGTCTCCAAGATCCACACCAGCAGATGCGGTCATGATACCAGTTACAGAGATATCATTTTGGTCTAGAGATGTGATGGTTCCAGCAACAGATAAATTACCACTAATAACTGCATCAACAGCGTTAACATTAGTGATAGTGATGGATGGGGAACCTGTTAAACCTTGAGCGCTAACTGCGAGTGTTGATGTTGCTGCGTTACCAGTTGTATCTTGATTACCATCAGCATTTACGCCTGGTAGATTAACATTAGCAGATCCGTCGAATGATACACCACCAATAGTTCTTGCAGTTGCTAGTTTTGTCGCAGTTGCAGCGTTACCTGTGGTTGATCCTGACGTGCCAGAAACATTACCTGTTACGTTACCTGTTACATTACCTGTAAGATTCCCTATAAATGTCGTTGCAGTTGTAGTTCCAGATACGTTGACATTCTGTAAAAAGGTTGCGTTTGTATTTGTCCTTATGTTATCTGTAACTGCAATACCTGTCAGTGCAGATCCATCAATTGCTGGTAGTGTGGATGGGAATCTTGCATCTGGTATTGTCCCAGATGATAAATTACTTGCACTTAAAGAATTAATGATTGAAGACGTGACAAATGCAGCACCGTTAGTCAGTTGATTATTATTGGTTGGTATTGTTGGTGTGTTAGAAAAATTATTATAGTCTAAGTAATGTGATGCAGCTTGACTGTTTAACTGAGTTGCATTTGAAGCAGTCCCCGTAACATTTCCTGTTAAGTTCCCAACGAATGTTGTTGCCGTTGTGACACCAGTAAAAAATCCATCACCATCTTTACTAAGTGTGATACCACTGCCAACTAAAACTCCAGCTCTTGCAGTAACTATTCCGATTGAGTCTACATTTGTTACATCTTCATAAGTAAGAACTCCAGCGATGTTTACATTTCCGCTTGCAGTTACGTTGGTCACGGATATACTTGGATTACCTGTTAATCCAGCAGATGTTCCTGTAATATTATCACTCGCAGTAATAAAGTTAGCACCGTTTGTTAACTGATTATTATTGGTTGGTATTGTGGGTGTATCAGATAGTTGATTATAACTTGTAAATGAAGTTGTGATATATCCAGCACCATTCGTCAACTGATTATTGTTTGACGGTATGGTTGGAGTGTTTGAAAAATTATCATAATCTAAGTAGTATGATGCAGCTTGACTGTTTAATTTAATTGCATTACTTGAACTTACCTGTACTGCATTTCCCATGTAACCATGAGATGAACACTGATAATGAAGAACAGTTGGTGTAGAATCTGTAACTTCTAAGTCAACATAACCTGACCCTACAGTAACTCCTGTTGTATATGCAGTTGATTTTCCAGCATCAAGATAGAATCGGAATGGATGACCACTATTTGAACTGTCTGACACATCGAAACGATATGTTCTGCCAGGCGTAAGTGTAAGGAATGGTGATTGAACATTATCTAAAACATATCCTAAACCACTTCCACTTCCATAGTATCTGTGTTCTCCATCTATCTTACTCGCAACCTTAACAGTGATTGTCTTGGTTGATGAGTGTGGTGCAATCAGATGACTGAATCCTGAGAACTGTGCAGCAGTGATGATTCCCGATGTGTTTAGACTATCCTGTGTTCCAATACCTGAAGTAGAACCACCTATAAATTTACCAGTTGACGCCTGATATTGAAGAACCTTGCCATCTACCTTTGCACTATCTTCATCAACATCATCAAGCTTTAAAAGATTAACTTCACCAGACCCTGGCCCATGTGCAAGAACTTTATATAATATATCTCTGACTTGTTTTATTTCTCTCTTTAAATCATCTACACTTGTTTCATCTGCATTTTCAACTTCTTCCTTAATATTTGTCTCTTCAATAAATTTGATTGCCTGTGCAACAGTATCACTTATCTTTGGTGTTTTAATCGGTTCTGGTTTGATTAAATCAACAACTTCAAATGATGGATTATCATCAGCGTCTTCTAAAGAGGACACATCAAAATCTTCAGGCACTCCAACAGTCACTGCTGGTTCTGTGATATCTTTGACCTCTTTTGGATTTTCAATTACATCTATTATCGAATCTAGTTGTTCAATTAATTTTTCTTCTTTTTTCTTTTGTTTCTTTATATTTACTTTTGCTTCCTTGATTCCAGTAACGACAGACGAAGTTAAGACATCGAGATTGATGTCTGCTTCTTTGAGAAGATTATCAAACTCCTCTTTCTTTTCTTTCTTGGCCTTTCCGAGAAGACTAAAAAATTCTGATAGTTCTGGAGATTTCATTTATCATCTTTATTTTGATTCTTGATTAATTTTGATAACTCCGCTGTCGAACCTACAAATAATGCGTTTGTAACATTTGTAGGCCCTTTGTTTGGATCTTGTTCAAGATCCTTCATTTTTTGTTGTAAATCAATGAGTTTGTCTGTCGTATCCGCAACTGCTTTGATTGTAGTTGCAGCGACTTCATATGCTCTTGCAGAATCTGATTCCTGAGCTAATTCTAATATACCATTCACTGCCTCCTGTCCTTTCTCAACAAGAGAGTATAAGTTTGCACGACTGTATTCATAATCTTTTTCAGAATCATTTTGTTCACTCTTTTTCAGTTGATTCTTTCGAGGTTCAATCTTATCGTTTTCAACGACCTCTGTATCAACGTTAAGTGCTTCCTCGATAGAATCAAAATTTTTCATAACTCTCCTAGATGTCTATACCTTGTGAAGGACTGAACTCCTTACCATCACTAAAGAATGATGACATTTCATCAAATCCAAAGTCATCACCAAATTCAATTGACGCATTATCAGTTGCACTAAGAACACCGATAGTTGCATTGTGTTCATGTTTTGCGGCAACTGTGTTATCATGAGCACGGAATACAGTTACATTCTGACCACTGATACTTCTAATCTTCATGATTTCAGTGTCAATGATAATTCTCTGATTCGCAGCCAAATCAGTGGTTGCACTTACCTTGAAGGTTGTGACCTTCTCAGAGATTGCACCATCGAGAACTGTTGCCGTATCATCATCATAATTTTGTTTAGCAAGTGGTGTTGCACTATATCTTTGAACTCTCTTCGCAGTTTTAATGTTTGTACTACCATAGTAATCAACATCAACTTTCTTGATAAGTCCTGCTGGGTCATCTGCAACTGGCCCGAATAGATAGGTCTTTGCAGTAAATCCTAAAGTATAAACGATTGTTCTACGAGTTTCAAAACTCCCTTCATATTGGTCACTATAATTAATACTTTCTAAAACAATCGGTATATCTTTTTTCTCACCGATTGAATCTATCAAGTTGATTGTGATATTAAATGATGGTTGAAAGTAAGGTACAATTTGTTCGAGTATCTGTAAAGCATCATCACTTAACTTAGACATAATACTAAGTTCAAATGAAACATTGTATGGAACAGGCATATAAACTTTCTTTGCAGTTGTTCCACCTTTTGCAAGAAAAGTCTGTGCGATTCCAGTCTTACGAGTTGGATCATACTGTATTCCCTGCATCTCAAAAGATAATCTAGGAAGGGTTATTGCAATCTCTCTTTCTAATTCTGGTTGTTGTTGAATTCTTGCCAAGAATTTTTGCATTGGGCCATAGGCCAATGGCACTTTCATGACACTAAAATTTGTCCCACTCGCATCCTTGTGTCGAATGTTAATATTATTAAAGAGAGTACCGAAACCGATAACTGTCTTTCTTAATATCTCATGATAGAAATAAGTACCTAACATATCAAAGCTTTCTAACTATTTAGAATGTTCCGAACGGATTGCCCTCAGAGAAGTCTAAAATTGCATCCGCTTCAGATTCAAAGTTTGCATTATCGTTATATTGATTTGCACCATACTCCTCATTTGGATAATCATTTGGTTGATCATAACTTACAGAGAGAATCACATATTCTGCACCAGATTCAAGTCCTTTTATCTTCTCACCAACTTGGAACTGCATCTTAGTTAACATACTAACATCTAAAGTTCTAGAGTCAGCATCCCATACTTTAACTCTTGCAGTCTCTGAGGAATCAGAGGAAACTTGAACAGTTTCATTAAAGATATAATTACCATCTCCTATGGATGTTGCAGCACCGACTGTAATTGTTGGTGCAGTCGTATATCCGCTACCAGCGTTACTAATTCTGATTGCACTAATCGTTCCACCAACCATCACGGCCTCAGCAGTCGCATCGGTTCCTCCCTCTGGTGCGGTAGTAATCGCAACATTTGGTGTAGTAGTGTAACCAGAACCACCAGACGTAATTGTAACAATACCTACCGAACCTAGAGACGTGATACCAGCAGTCGCTATACCAGTGCCTGGCACGGTTACAGTGGGTATTCCGATGTATCCACTGCCAGGATTGATTAAAAGAATTTTGTCAATAGATTTAGCAGTTCCGATGCCAGAACGAGATGTCATGATTGCAACAGCAGTTGCATCTACGCCAGGTGATGTACTGATTGAAACAGTGGGTGCGGTGAGATATCCATAACCATCATTCTGAACAAATATTTGTTGAACTGCACCAAAGTTAAGAGTTGTATTTGCAGTCGCAGTAACACCGATACCAGATAGTATAAGTCTTGCAGCGTATCCATCTGTCTGAACGACCCTATCAATTTTCTCAACGTTTGTATCAATAACCTCATCCTCATATTCAAAGACTTCACATGTAAGTTGATATGTGTAATTTTTTCTTAATTGATAGTTTGGTTTTTCAAATTCAACATATTTGATTTCAAACAATTTACTTCCTAAAGGGGAGAATAGTAAATCACCTTCTCTTGGACGATTTGATATTTCATAATCATCTTCTTGTTTTTCTAAGAACGGTGCAACAGATTCTTCAAATCTCTCTCTTGAAATAACAAATGTGGCCTCGGTTGTAACACGAACACCAAATTTTGAAAGTATGTCTCCTTGTCCAGCATATCCATCAACGTTCATCAAATATGCTTCAAGAGGGAATGCCTGATCAAATCTTGATTCAGTCACCTCTCTCATGATGGTTCTCGATGTCATCAACTTACGAGGAATATAATGACACTCAAGGCCATAAGTCCTTAATTGTTCGTTAATTAAGTCCTGTACTAAACCTTGTTCTCCCTGAGAACCTTGTAGAAAAAAAGGATTTAACATTATCCAATCATGTCAAGTGGTGGCATTTCGTAATCACTTGACATCTTAGCTCTAATTTCATCTAGTTCTCTGACACCATCATCATATATCTGACGACCATTTAACTGAATACCGCCAGGCAATTGAACACCTTGAAACTTAATTAAATTCATACCCCACTGTTTCTTACACAATGCAGTAAAATATCTTTTTAAGAATGGATCATTATAGACTCTTGTAAAATCATTTGGATCTAAGACACGGAAACAATCAATCACAAAGTAGTCATCTACGTTTACTGCAGCTGCCCAATCAACGTCAATATAAAGACGGTCTTGTCGAATGTTAAATCGATATCTCACATTTGGATTCAATAAGAAAGTAATATCTTCAAGTTTAGTTTGAACCATTGAATACTGAAGAAGATCAATTGAACCAAAGGCATATAAATCATTTAAAAATAACTGATATCGTATGTTAAATAGACCGTCGTAGACTGTATCTGATCTAACTTTAAAAATATTATTAACTCCAATCACAGATGGAGGCATTTGAATATAATTATTATTTTCCTCTAAATCAAAAGTTGTTGATAAACCAACTGTTGATGTTGTGGTGGTTGTTGTAATTCCAAGAGTTGAATCTCCCCCTCTCGCTTGTCCTCTATCAATATCATCTTGCGTAATTTTATATTTCAAATACATCCTTGCGATACCATCATAATGTCTCTCTTGATATATCTGAATAGCATCATCTAACAGATCTTGAAACTGTTCATCTGCAACGTTAATCTCTAAGACAGGAAATCCAAGCTGTCTTTTTGCGTAATCTATTAATCCTTCTCTGGAACTTGGTTGAGCCATTCTTCACCTCTAAGTTGAAATACCTGTTCTTACAAGCACGTTACCTTCTACTATCTTAAAGAAAGTAGAACCAGAACTTACATTGACATCATATAGATATCTACCTTCAGATAAACCCCTAGTAACGGTTGAACCCATCGAAAGAGTCACTCTTCCATTCGAGTCACCAAGAGTCACGCCGAAAGTATTTGCAGTTCCAATCGCAGACTTCTTTATATTGCTTCTTCCTGTATAGTTAGAAAAATCTATACTCGAACCAGCAGAAGTTTTTACTGTGAATGTAGTGTTAAAATCAGCACCAGAAAATATGGTAAGATTTACACCCATTGGAACGGCAACATCTGGATCAAATGTGATTACCTGTTGTGCCATTTTTCTA